AACAATCCTTTAAGACTTCTCTTAACAATTAATGGTATAATACAAGTAGTGGATTTTCCAGAATATGTTTGGCAATCTATGTTACCAAGAGAAGGCTTTATGGTTGACTCAGATGGATACATAGCGTACTCTGAAGTTCCACCACTAGGATCAACTTTTGATGCAAGATTAATGCTTGGACCAAATGTAAATTCAATAAAGAAAGGATATCCATTCAAAGCAGTGGATATTTTATTAGGAGCATAAAAAATGGCAAGAAAGATATTATTTGAAACAGGGTACACATTTGACCCAGCTACACGAACAATTGTAATTCCAGATCATATTCCAAGGGAAAGATTGATTCTTATTACAAATGTTACTACTAATCAGGTAATTTATAATTTTTCAGATCCAAGTCTTAAGGCAACAAGCTACACAGCGGCAATTGACACAAACAATGCTCCAACTACAACAGTTGTACTAAACTTTAATACAGCAGCTATGACCTCTACTGATAAGCTCCAAATAACAGTAGACGAGTATGCAGAAAGTTTCCAGCCAGATGAGTCCTATATGGATCCTGTTGGAAAATTGAGAGTTTCTACACCTACTTCTTTAATTGATACTGATTTTGAATATGGAACTCAGCCAACTAAATGGGAAGTGTTAAGCCTTACAAATAACAAGCCATCTTGCTACTACGATATTCAATCTCCAATTGCACAGCCTTCTGGAGGAACAAATACATTTGTTTCAATTGCAGGAACTGGATCTTCTAGGCTTGTAACAGTAGTAACTACAGCGGCTCACGGTCTTGTTGCTGGAGATAAATTCTTTATCCAAGACACATTGGATGTTAATGCAGATGGATGGTATTTAGTTAAAGCTGTTTCAACAACAACAGTTTCTAATGATACTTTTACATACTATGCAAGAGCAAACGCTACTAACGGATCAATTCTTGACGCAACAAAAACTTTTGCTTACAAAGCTTATAACTACACGGGATCTGAGATTCCTCTTTCAACTAGCTCTGGTTCTGCATTTGTAGCATCTGGTAGTACAGTAACAGCCACAACAACAAATGCTCACGGTATTAGCATTGGAGATCTAATTTATGTTTCTGGAACTACAGCTGCTTCCTCTAATCCACCAAATGGTGCATGGGAAGTAAAAACAACTCCAACAACAAATACCTTTACTTTTGATGTTATTGATGCCCCATCTGGTGCAATCACGGCAATTGCAAAATCTTTAACTGGAAGACCAGGATCCGTTTCTGTCCATAGACCATTTGATGGTGGAGTTAAATTCTCAACTGGGTCTTCCGCTCCTGGATCAAAAATTATTCGTCAGACTCGTAGATACTTCCGATACCAATCAGGCAAGGGCATTCAGTTCTCTACTGGATCTATGCTAAAACCAGTATTTTCAGTAGATTTAATTTCTTCATCTAGCACAACAGTTACTGTAAAAACTAGATATGAACATTTCCTTGGAATTGGTGCACAGGTTAAAGTAGCTGGTGCAGATCAAACAGCGTACAATGGAACCTTTACGGTTACAGCAATTACTGGACCTAAAGAATTTCAATATACCGCATCTTCAGTTCCTTCAGCAACTCCAGCAACTGGTTTCCCTATCACAGTAGCACCAGTTTCCTGGTTTGGTGGTCAGACAAGAGTTGGAATGTTTGATGACCAAAATGGATTCTTCTTTGAATTTGACGGACAAACGATGTGGGCAGTAAGACGCTCCAGCACGGATCAAATTTCTGGAATTGTTGCAACAACTCAAGGTTCTCCAACTATTACAGGTACAGACACTAGATTCTCAGAGCAATTAAATCCAGGAGATAAAGTTGCCATTAGAGGTCTAACTTACACCGTTCAATCAATTACAAGCAATACAGAAATGTATGTATTCCCAGAATATCGTGGTCAGACAGTAACCTCTGGTGGAATTGTAAGTAAAGTTGTCGATACTAAGGTTCCTCAGTCTGATTGGAATATTGATCAAATGGATGGAACTGGTCCATCTGGAGTAACCATAGACCTATCTAAAATGCAAATGTTCTATATTGATTACGCATGGTATGGTGCAGGTGCAATTAGATTTGGATTTAAAGACGAGCGTGGAGAAGTTGTATATTGCCACAGAATGACACATGCAAATGTTAAAACAGAAGCTTACATGCGTTCTGGAAACCTTCCATCACGTTATGAGGCAGCAGCGGATGCACCAGTTACAAAACTTTCAGCATCACTTTCAAACGTTGCTACCACTATGTCTGTTAGCAGTACTTCAGGATTCCCAACATCTGGAACCCTTTCTGTTACAAAGGCTGGAAATACTGGACAAGAAATTGAATATATTTCTTACACAGGAAAAACAGCAACAACCTTTACAGGTCTAACAAGAGCCCTAAGCAACGTAGTCATTAATCCAGTTTCTGGTGATACTGGTGGAGGTAATGGAACTGCACAATCATTTACTTATTCAGCAACTGCTCCAGTAAGAGTAGACTTGTATTCTAGACAATATGCAACTGGAACAAGTCACTGGGGATCATCTGTAATTATGGATGGTGGATACGATGATGATAAGTCTTTTGTATTCCAGGCAGGTATGAAAACTGGTGTAGTTGTACCAAGAAGTACAACAACAAGGTCTGCTCTTCTTAGCTTAAGACTTGCTCCATCTGTAGATAATGGAGTAGTTGGAGTTCTTGGAGAAAGAGAGCTTATTAATAGAATGCAGCTGACTTTAAGACAAATGGATGTTTTAAGTCTGGTTGCAGGAACTTCTGGAAATCCAGGAGCCTTCCTTGTAGAACTTATATTAAATCCAAAACTTAATACTGCATCTGGAAACACTTGGACAAATGTTGGTGGATCAAGCTTGGCTCAAGTTTGTTATCACGCAGCAAACACAACTTTGGTTGGTGGAGAACCAATCTTCTCCTTCTTTGTATCGTCTCAGTCTGGTGAAGCAAACGTTGTTCAGCAAGATCTTAGTTTGGTTAGAGATTTAGGAAATTCAATTCTAGGCGGAGGAACAACAAATGCTACCTCAACAAATGAATTTAATATTTATCCAGATGGACCAGACATCGTAACAATAGCAATCAGAAACCTTTCTGGTTCTGGTGTAACAAGTGCTACGGTTAACGGAAGGCTTTCTTGGACTGAAGCCCAGGCATAATAGGAGAAAAAAGTGGGACTTAATAAACTAAACCACCTTTACTCTACTGAGCCATTAACAGTAGATTCTTTACTAGCCAACAACGATATTACAATTATTGATGACCTTAGTATTTTTGGAGAGACACTTCTTGATGGATTATTAGGATCTTCAAATCAAGTTCTTAAGGTTAATTCTGCTGGAGATGGAATAGAATGGGCTACACTTGATGCCCTGCCATCTCAATCTGGAAATTCTGGAAAGTATTTAACAACAGATGGCTCAGCAGCCTCTTGGGGAGTTTTAGACCTATCTTTTAACGCAACAACGGATGCAACACTTTCTGGTATAACTATTAATGAAATTGCTTATCCTGCAACTACTAGACTAGAAGTAACTCAAGCAAGTATGGCTTACTTAATTGATAATCAATACTCAGGAAATAATCCAACAATATATGTAACCGCTGGAACTACAATTGCTTTTAACTTAGATGTAGAAGGGCATCCATTTTTAATTAAAACTGCCTCAGGTTCAGCAAACTATAATACAGGATTAATTCACGTTGCTACAGATGGAACGGTTAGCACAGGCTCTGCTGCCCAAGGTAAAATATCAGGAACTTTATATTGGCAAATTCCTTCTAGCATAAGTGGGGAATATGCATATCAATGTCAAATTCATAGCGGAATGCTTGGAGTAATTACAATATCATCTCCATCATCTTCAAATATTGGAGTAGCAACTGGAACTTCTTTAAATACAACTGGAAATGTTATAAGCCATGTTGATATTTCAACACCTACATTTACATCAAATAGTTATTATTTAGTAGAAGCAGACGATGGAAAATTATTGATGTTAGATAATTCAACTACTGCCGCAACTTTGTATGTTGGAACAGATGCAACATGTAATTTTGCTATTGGAACTCAAATAACCATAGTTCAAAAAGGAGCTATTGCTGGACAAATAACTGTTACTGCAACTACTCCTGCAACAACTACAATAAATGCAACACCTGGTAAAAAATTAAGAGCACAATGGTCTTCTGCTACCTTAGTTAAAACCGCAGCAAATACATGGTTGTTGATGGGAGATTTAGTAGCTTAACATGAAATTTGTTAATATTATTCCATCAGTTTCTAGAAGAAAGATTTTTAAAGACACATTTGATAGAGCTAATACGACTGGATCACTTGGAGCATCTTCTGACGGGAGTTTGTGGAGTGCAATAAGGGGAACATTTACAGTTTCTACCAATAAAGCAGTATCTGTAGATGCAGCTAGTTCATATCCAGCTGCTACAGTTGATATGAATACTCAAAACGTTTCAATATCTATTAAAGGCTCTACTCAAGGAAGTACTGCAGCACTATGGGTTACTGACAGTGGGAACTGGTTTGGAGTTGGAGTTGATCAAACATCGGTATCTGCAAGCACTTTAAGTGCAGGAGAAAGAGCGTTAATAGGTTGTAATTGTGGAACTTGCGAAGTGCCAGGAAACTGTGCTTCACCATCCTATCCGTGTTCATCACCATCCTATCCTTGTGGACAATACTACTATGCTTGTGGAGGATACTACTATGCTTGTGGTGGTTGGTCCTATTCTTGTAATGTTACAGGAAATAGATATTGTAAATCTGACTGGTATAGGTGTGCAAATTATGCTTATAACTGTAACGCTTACAATAAATCAGGATATTGTAAATCTTCATGGTATAGGTGTGCTGCATATGCCTATAACTGTAATGCTTACAATGCTGGAAACTGTAATAATGCTACTACCTATACCTGTTCTTCTCCATCTTACCCATGTGGCTCACCATCTTACCCTTGTGCTAACTATTTCTATCAATGTGACGGAGGAGTATACTACTACGCCTGTGGTGGAAATAACGCAACCACTTTTACTGAGTGTAACTGTCAAACTTGTTACCCACAATATGTTAGATTTATTCAATCCGCATCAAATACTGTAACTCAATTAGCATCATGGATGGTAGCAAGTGTTATTCAATCATTTAAAGTAGTGACTTCTGGAACTTCTGTTACTATAACTCCTTATTCAGATACATCTTTGACTACACAAATAGGGTCAGGTCTAACACACACGCCAACTGGAATTGCAATTAATGCCAGATATGGTATAATGGTAAAACCTTCAAGTTACAACCAAGGAAATTCAATAGAAGAAATAACGATAGAAAGTTTATAAGAGGTTAATATGACTGATAAAAATTTACCAGAAATTCCAAGCTTAAACTATCCAGTAGTTGAGCAAACGCCAAATCACGAGTTTGATGTTGCTATGATTATAGATGGCATTGTTTTTCAAATAATTAATATGGATGGAAATACTGCAGCACAATACTTGTCAAACCCTACCTTTGTTCAAATATTACCTGGACATGCAAAAATTGGATGGGTTTATCAAGATGGAACATTTTCACCACCATCAAGTCTACCAGGATTATAAGAAAAGAGAATTTTTATGAAGCTTATAAAGTTTACTTCCATGTTAGATGATGGAATTGGAGCACCAGAACCTATTAAAAAATTTATTCCTGATTGGTATAAAAAAGCTGAGACGTACTACGTTTCCGAATCAGACAATATTTCAGTAGAAGATGGAACCCAAGAAAAAATGGCAGGATTAAAAACCTGTGTACCATTTTTAGACTGTATGATTTCTGGCTATGCAATAGTGACACCTTTTGATATATTTATTGGAAAAAATGACGATGGAACTCTTGCAATAAAGTGGAATGGTCCAGATTCTTGGAATGATTATATAAATGAAAGACCAAAAGAGTCTGGATCAACAATGCCAAGACCAACAGGTCATTATCCAAATCATTTAGTTTGGTCAAATAGGTGGGGGTTTAGAGCTCCAAGAGGATATAGCGTACTTATCACACATCCATTAAATAGACACGATCTTCCATTTACAACTTTGTCAGGATTAATAGATAGTGATAATTTTTGGGCTAATGGAAACCTTCCGTTTTTTATTAAAGAAGATTTTGAAGGAATAATTCCAAAAGGAACTCCAGTTGCTCAAATAATTCCAATAAAAAGAAAAAAGTGGAAAATGATAAAAACTCAAGGTTATAAAGATATTTATAATAAGCAAGGACTTCTTGCAAGAAAAAAAGAAACAACTTATAAGAAAAAAGATTGGGTAAAGAAGGTTTTTGAATGATGTTTAAAAAAAAGCACGAACATGATGGACTTGTGTATATGAGTACCTTTGACTTATTTAAAAAAGTTTTTAAGAAAGAAGATAGGTTTAAAAATAAGAAAAGTATTTCATCTAACAGAAATTCACCACCTCCACCAAATTCAGTAATCAATCACTTGGCGGTAATTCTTGATGGAGAAGTCCAAGAGATACTTAGAGCAGAAAACAGATTGGCTGCCCTGTTTTTAAGTAATCCAGAATTTGTTGAGTTTGATCCAAATGAAATTCAAGTAGATATAGGATGGAAGTATGAAGATGAAGTTTTTGAACAGGGCAAGTAATAAAGAGATAAAATTTATTTCTAGCAAACCTGAATTTGATTTACCAAGACCAATTCCATCAAGTAAACTTATTCCAGAGTGGTATAAGAATCTTCCTGGCGTAGTTGAAAATATAGAAACTATGAAAAAATGTATTCCAGTTCTAGATGCTTTTACTACAGGATATGTGATAACTCTACCAGTAGACGTTCATTTTAATGGAGATACTGGTACATTTTGGTACGATAGCCCCTTTGAATTAAATACAGACCACATACCATCTCAAACTCAGGGTGTTGATCCAGGTGAAGAATTTGACGAACAACCACATAAGTGGATAAACAATTGGCAAATAAAAACTCCAAAAGGATATAGCTGTATGTTTACTCATCCAATAAATAGATCAGACTTGCCATTTAGATCAATAACTGGAATTGTTGATACAGACAAGCATCCTTTAGTAATTAACTTTCCATTTTTTATGAAAAAAAGCTTTTCTGGAGTGATTCCAGCAGGTACTCCAATTATTCAAATAGTTCCATTTAAAAGAGATAACTGGAACTCTAGTGTAATTGATGATAGGGAATTTATAGAGCATCCAGAAGCTCATGAGGTAGAAAATCCACCCTTTAACTGGTATAAAAGAAGATGGTGGACCAGAAAGGTATATAGCTAGTGGAAACAATTTTTGTTTCAATGCCATCAATGATGGATACCGAGTCTGTTATTACAATTAAGAATGCTTTAGATACTGCAAATTATAAAGATAGGGTATTTTTTGGAGTATCCGTATTAGATACTAATAAAAAAACTTATGAAGAAATCGAAAAAGTTTTTAAAAACAACAGCAACGTGTCTATAGATTTTAATTTATTAAAAACAAAAAATATCTCTCAAATAGGAACTGGATCTGGAAGAACAAGATGTGCATCACTTTATTCAGGTCAAGATTATTTTTTACAAATAGATTCTCATACTAACTTTGAAAATGGTTGGGACGACTATTTAATTTCACTTTTTAAAGAAGCAAAAGAAAGTTTAAAAATAGACAAAATTGTACTTACTGCATATTTAGGAAGATATTCTTATTCTCCAGATAGAAAGAGAGTAAATGGAGTGGTGGGTGAAATATCTTATCCCTATATGATTCCAGACACTTTCTTTTTAAATTACATACCATTTTGGAAAAGCAAAGAGTGTCTTGTTGATAAAGTAAACAAGTTTGTTCCATGCGTAAAATTTAATGGAAACTTTGCTTTTGGCGATAAAGAGTTTATTAATAATTCTGGAGTTTATAAAGATAGTATTTTCTATGATGAAGAAATGATACAATCTATTAATTTAATTGGAAATGATTTTGCAATGGTTTTTCCAAATGTTAAAGGATTTCCATTAACACATTTGTATAGTGATGAAATAAATGAATTTGGTGGAAAAAGAATGTATTTTAATGACTATCTTAGTAAAAAACAAGAAAGTGAAGTTACTCAAAAATGCATTAAAAATTATATTGATTTTATTAATGATGTTGAAAATTCTGTTAAAGTGAAAAAATATGAAAAATATGCTAAAATTAATATTAAAAGAGGAGCTGTATCACACAACTACGCTCCAAAGAAATATATCGTGGAGGATTAAATGTCAGAGTTACCAAAAGTTCCAGATTTAGTATTTCCTATACCACAAAGTGATACAGTTGGTGATGGGAAAAAAGCTAGACCTTGGGACATTTTTAATAAAAATATTGAAAAGGTTTCTTCTAAGATTCAAGAAGAAAGAATGTCTATTTGTCTTGGATGCCCAGAGTTAATTAAAGCAACAAAGCAATGTAAAAAGTGCGGATGTATTATGGAACTAAAAACAAAATTACCACATGCAGAGTGCCCTTTGCAAAAATGGGGCAAAATACAACTTGAAGAAAATCCAATAGCCTATAAAGAGGAGATCTAATTGCCAACCATAGAATTTATAGAAGGTGATGCAACAAATATTTCTTTTATTAAAAATTCATCTATTGATTTAATTATAACTCATCCACCATATCCAGGGGTAGATTCAGAACGATATGGAGATTTGTCAAATAAGCAAATAAATTATAATCATAATAAATTTTTAAAACTTATGATTAAAGCAACAAAAGAAATGGAACGGGTTTTAAAGAAAGACGGAAGTATTTGGATAAACATAGGTCCTTCAGAAGATGCAATGCCGTATAGGTATTTGGTTGAAGTATTAGATAAAACCAATCTATACCATTCTTCAACCATAATTCATAGAAATAAAGATGCTAAAGATCTTTTTAAAAATCTTGAAGAAATAGAGCAAGACTTTTGGCTATGGTTTCAGTTTACAAAAATTAAACAAGGATTTTATTTTAATCCATTTAAAGTTAAGAAATATAATAACCCGATATGGGAACTGGATATTACTAATCAAAATTCTGAAGTAGATTTAGAATTAAAAAATAAGCATAAGTGGGATATAAATGACACTACTCCAAAAGAACTGCCAGAAAGATTAATAGAGATGTTTTCCAAAAAGGGAGAAATGGTTTTAGATGTTTTTAGTGGAAGTGCACTAGTTCCAGTAACAGCATATCTGCTTGGAAGAAATAGTATTGGGGTAGACATATCAAAAGATCAAAAAGATCTTGCAGAAAAAAGATTAGAGATAACAAAAAGGATTGGCAATGAGTAAGTCAATAGAAATTATAAAACTTTATGATGATCTAATGTTTAAGATAGTTCCTCTTAAAAAAAATAGAGTTTGGATGGATAAAACTGATGACAATGCCTATAGATGCATTCCATTAAATGTTGCAAATACCTATGGATGGATGGTTTTGTCTCCAATTGATTTTTCAGCAGAATGGAATGGAAATAATGGTAAAGATGATATTCGTGTAGATCTTGCTCCAAACTATGATAGGAAGCTTGTCTCGTCAGAATTTGGTCATGGGATACTTTCAATAGTTCCAGATTTTATTATAAAGACCCCACCTGGATTTTCAACATATGTCCGTGGCGTTCCAAATCAGATATCAAAAAATTTACAGCCATTTGATGCTGTTGTTGAAACTGATTGGCTTCCATTTACATTTACTTTTAACTTTAAGTTCACAGCTCCTGGAAAATTATCAATTAAAAAAGATCAACCGCTTTTTACATTCTTTCCAGTAGAAAGAGGATTTATTGAATCTTTTGACACTGTTGTATCAAACATAAAAGATAATGAAGAATTACTGAAAGACTACAAGGAATACAATGATTTAAGAGATATGCAATCTTCTGGAAATAAGGACAATGTTAAAGGAACTTATTCTCGTGGATTTCTAGGGGATAAAAAGTTTGACATTATTAACCATCAAAGGACTACAATTTTGTCAGAATTTGAATAATTACCATATTGGCTATAATGAAATTACTGCTAAACATGGTATAATAATTGAAGGTGATTAACTATGGCATTTCCAGGAACTTATAACTTTAACTACTATGCAGGTGATACTTTTGAGTTCTTTGTATACCCAAAAAATTCAACTGGTGGAGTATTTGACAACTTAGAAGACTATACTGCATTATTTGTAGTTGGTGAGGTTAGAGGTGCATCTGCATCTGTTATAGACTCTCTTGACCTAACCAGTGCATCTGCAACTGTTATAGATGGAGATCATATTTCTTGCATGATTCTTCCAAATGGTGGAAGGCAGTTAATAAATCCATCATATCTTTACGATGTGCAAATTGAAAATACAGATGTAACTTCACCTTCTTATGGAAAAATATTTACGCTTTTAAATGGAACGATAAGTGTTACACAAGACGTGGCGGTAACGTAACATGGCAATAGACACTATCATATCTAATGATGAATTAGTTGTAGTTGGACCACCTGCCTCAGTATCTGTAAGTGTTGATGTTGGTCCACAAGGAGAGCGAGGATCACAGTTTTACTCTGGCGTTGGTCTTCCTACCGCAGCAGCAAATGTAGCAACTCTTGTAGATGCAAAAGTAAATGATCTTTATATAAACAGACTTCTTGGTGGGAATTATGGAGTTGTTTATAAATTAAATGCGATTCCTGGCGGTACTGCTTGGCAAGAAATATTAAAATTTCAACCAATATCTCATAGTATTCAAAAATTAGTTGATTTTACATCTGGTACTGGATCTATTTCAATAGCTTTAGCAGATTTTTATTCTAGTGCACCAGAGAATTTAGATCCAGATACAATTCTTATTCAAGCAACAGCAGAATTAAATAACCCAGCATTTGTGTCTATTTCAAATAAAAACATTCAAAATGTTTCTTCTGTTAAAACTTTTATTGCAGAATTAAAAGGTGCACAATTATCTTCAGGATCTGTATCTTTAATTTCAGCATCAGTTCCTGTGAATTTATATATAACTGCTGGAGTGAGTGTATAAAATGGCAGAATATATTGGAAAAACTAAAGGTTTTGGTACTCTAGTTAATAGTGTTCAATTTAATACATATGTTCCAGAATTATCAGACAATGCAGATATTCAAAATGCATTTGAACTATTTTATTTTGGAGATTCTTCAGTTGGAACTACAACAGGAGATGTAAGTCTTTATGCAACTCTTGTAGATTTTGATACCAGAATTACTGCAAGTGATGTTACTACTCATGCTAATGCAACTACTGCACATGGTGTTACTGGCGAAGTTGTTGGAACAGCTAGCGAACAAACACTTACTCTTAAGCGTTTAACTACGCCAAAGATTAATGAAGATGTTACTCTTACTGCTACAGCAACTGAACTTAATGTTCTTGATGGGATTACTGCATCTACTGCTGAACTTAACTATGTTGATGGTGTTACTTCTGCTATTCAAACTCAGATTGATTTAAAACCAACTCTTAGATATGAAGGATCTGTTTTAAATAGAAATATTTTTGTTCAGGCAGCACAACCTACGGCAATAAATATTGGCGATATTTGGATTGATTTCTAGGACCTATTATGGCAACAGTCTGGGGCTCTTGGAAATATGGTGGAAGTGGATCTACTGCAAATGGAATGCGTGTTGGCTTAGACATATCTTGGTCAGGTGTAGATTCTAGTTCAACTAGTACAACTGCAACAATTGATGTCTGGACCGATAATCAATATACACATAACGATAATCAAGTTTTAAACTATGGCGGATCAATATCTGGGACTACAAGCTATAATAATACTCAGGGCTCAACCGCAACTAAACGTGCAACTAAAAGCTATACGCATACATATGGATCAAATCCAGCATCATTTACTTTTACAGCATCAATTTCTGGACACTATCTTGGAATAACTCCATCTGTTAGCGTTTCAAGCACAACTCCAACTAGACCATCTCCTCCACCCCCACCTCCTCCACCCCCACCTCCGACTCCTCCACCTCCAACTCCCCCACCTCCAACTCCTCCACCTCCAACTCCCCCAACAGTAACTGTTCCATCTGCACCTCAGTCATTTGCTGCAGATACTTCAACAGTTGGACAAATTGGTTTATCTTGGGCAGCACCAGCTAGTAATGGTGGAGCTGCTGTAACTAGTTATGCTCTTCGTAATGGTGCAACACTACTTCAAAATACTGCAGCAACATCTTATACACACACTGGGCTATCTCCGTTTCAAGACTATTCCTACACAGTAACTGCTGTTAATTCGGCTGGAGAAGGAGCTGCTGCATCTTTAACTGCTAAAACCATTGGTGGAATTTTTAAAGTATGGAATGGTTCTGCTTGGGTGGTCGCTTTACCCAAAGTGTGGAATGGTACATCTTGGGTAGATTCTCAAGTAAGAGTTTGGAATGGATCTCAATGGAGCTATGGAATTTAAAAGATTGACAATTTTATGCTTTTAGTATATAATTTTATTAAGTACTATAGACAGGAGAAATAAAATGGTACTCAAGTTAACAAAATCACAAAAAGAAATGGTGCAATCCTATGGTCGCTCATTTTTAGGTGCAGCACTTGCACTGTACATGGCAGGTAATACAGATGTATACACATATGTCTACGCATTAGTTGCTGCATTTGCTCCAGTTGCTATCCGATTCTTTAATAAGAATGATATTGCATTTGGAAAAATTTCTGGTAATTCAACTTCAGAAGAAGTTGCTACAGAAGTTGTTAAGGCAGTAAAGAAAGCTGCTACAAAAAAGACACAGAGTAAGTAACAAACCTATGCCAACTCCGACAATTGCTTTTCTAACCTATGACTGGTCTTTTGGCATAAAGCCATTACAGCCAAATGGATGTGGTTGGTATAGAGCATACCTTCCAATGAAGCAGTTGAAGGAGCATGGCTGGGAAAGTGGAATTGGAATGCCAGGATTTAGCGAAGAACATGCTTTTGGTATTTTAATCCCAGATGAAAGAGCTATCCACGGATGGGACATAATTGTTTTAAAATTAATTATGCTTAAAAGATTTGTTGATCATGTTGCAAAAGCAAGAGAGCTTGGTCAAAAAATTGTTGTTGATATTGATGATCATATGGAAGGTCTTGAAGAAACAAATCTTGCATACAAGACAACTCATCCAGATTCAAATCCAGATAATAATAGAGATCACTATGTTGCAATTATTGAACAGGCAGATGCTTTAATAACTTCCACCCCATTTTTAAAAGATTACTATCAAAAAAAATATCCAGACAAGCCAATATTTATAGTAAGAAATGGCATTGATATTGAACGATGGGGAATAAAAAGAAAAGACCATGCTGGTCGTCTTCCAACGTTTGGCTGGGTTGGTGCTACTCCCTGGAGATCTGGAGACCTAGAAACATTAAAACCATTCTTTGGAGAATTTTTAAAAAAGAAACATTTAAAATTTCATCATGCAGGAAATGTTATTAATGCTCCATCAGCAGCTAGTCAAATTGGAATTGATAAAAAGATTTGCTCATTTGAGCCAATGAAGACAATGTTAAATGTTCCAGAATTATATAGAAGAATGGATGTTGGAATTGTTCCATTAAGAAATGTTGAATTCAATCATGCAAAGTCATACCTAAAAGGTTTAGAAAATGCAGCAGCAGGAATTCCTTTCATTGCATCTGGAGGACTTCCAGAATATCAACTTTTTGCAGACTCTGGAGTTGGAAGAATTGCAAACACTCCTGATGAATGGATTGGTCATATGGAAGAATTATTAGATCCAAAAGTTAGACTTGAAGAAAGAACTAAAAACTTTGAAATCATATCTGAAAAGTTTTCAATGAAACAAAGAGGGCATGATTGGGACGAAGTTTGTAAAAAAATTCTTGCGTTATAATATATGTATGGCTAAAATATATATAAAAAGTGATGAATACTCAGAACCAGTTAAAACTTTTTTAAAGAAATATATTAGACAAAGCACTCCCCATAATTTAGCAGTCCACGAACAAAATGCTGACATATGCATTAGTCTTTTTATTCCAGAATATCCAGCAGAAGAACTATTCAATGCTTACTTGTATAATAATGATAAAAATATGGAAGAGCTTGCAGATAGAATTTACTATCAATGTTCAAAGGCTGAAGTTAAAACTATGCAAGTTGCAAAAAGATCTATGCCAAGAGAGGAGTATGAAATGAATTTTAAGTGCCCAACGCTTGGTATTAATCTAACAAATGATTCAAAAGAAATAGATGAAGAAGTCTATGCATTAGTAATTGGTCAAGGAATTGTTTCTTACTTTTCCCCAGGAACTGTCTTTAATACATTTTCAGTAAAAGACAAGATTAAAAAACCAGGGGATAAAGGTTTTACCAATAGAAAATATATTCAAGAGTCAACAAACAACTATAAAATATTATTTAAGAAGTAGATAGAGAAATATATCCTTTAATTCTTTCTATCAAATTAATTCCTGGATAAAAAGATGTTTGGCATCCAAGACAATAGAAAAATACTTTGTCACTACTGTCTACTTTAGAAACAACAGTATCACCAGCATCAAATTGACATTCTATTTTTAATGCCTTATTCTTTTTTACAAGGTCGTTATAGTAACTTACCTCTTGAATTGTTAACTCCATTTGCTTCTCCTTGAATACTCGTGTAGAATATAACTATTCCCATTTTATCAGAAGGACGTGTTACATAATGTCATTTATTGACTCCAACGGATCTATAACAGATCCATACCGCAATTTTATTCATATCTCAAGGTACGCTCGCTGGGTTGAAAGCGAAAACCGTAGAGAAACGTGGGAGGAGACCGTTGACAGATATTGTAACTTTATGCGAGACCACCTTGTGCTTAATCATGGCTATAGTCCAAATGCAAAAGTTTTTAACGAAGTTAGAGAAGCAATCTTACACCATCACATAATGCCATCTATGAGGGCACTGATGACCGCTGGACCAGCTTTAGAAAGAGACCATATTGCAGCCTATAATTGCTCATTCATTGCTGTAGACAATCCTAGAGCCTTTGATGAGGCTATGTATATCCTTATGAACGGTACTGGAGTTGGCTTTAGCGTTGAGCAAAAATATATAAACCAGTTGCCAGTTATTTCAGAGTCATTCTTTCAAACGGACACAACAATAGTTGTTGATGATTCAAAGCTTGGTTGGGCAAAAGCTTATAAAGAGCTGATTGCACTTCTTTGTCAAGGTCAGATTCCAAACTGGGATGTTTCAAAGGTTCGTCCTGCTGGAGCAAGACTAAAGGTATTTGGTGGAAGAGCATCTGGACCAGCACCCTTAGTAGACCTTTTTAATTTTACAATTGAAACATTTAAGGTTGCATCAGGAAGACGATTAAAATCAATTGAGGCACACGACCTAATGTGTAAGATTGGAGAAGTTGTTGTTGTTGGAGGAGTTCGTAGAAGTGCTTTAATTTCACTTTCTAATCTAGATGATTTTGAAATGGCAAAAGCCAAGAGTGGTCAATGGTGGGAAGGCAATGGTCAAAGAGCCTTAGCAAACAATTCTGCTGTATATAATTCAAAGCCAAATACTGCACAGTTCCTTCGTGAGTGGAGAAACTTATATGAGTCAAAGTCTGGCGAACGTGGAATTTATAATATTGATTCTGTTCGTAAGCACATTGATAAGTTTGGTCGCAGAGATTCAAGTCTTGTTGGAGGAACTAACCCTTGTGGAGAAATTCTTCTTCGTCCAAATGAATTTTGTAATTTAACTGAGGTTGTAATTGATTCAACTGACACCAAAGAAACATTGCTTGAAAAAGTTAGACTTGCAACAATTCTTGGAACTTGGCAATCAACTTTAACTAATTTTAAATATATTAGAAAAACCTGGAAAGATAATTGTGAAGAAGAAAGACTTCTTGGCGTATCCCTAACAGGCATCTATGGAAATAAAATTACTGCTACAAATGGTAAGGCTTTAGAAGCACTACTTGATGAAATGAGACATCTATCTGTTTCAGTAAATGATAAAGAGGCTAAGTCTTTAAATATTAATCCTTCAGTATCAATTACTTGTGTAAAGCCGTCAGGAACTGTCTCACAGCTCACAGGGGTATCTTCTGGAATTCATCCGTGGTATTCAGAT